TATTTAATCTAATAAAAAATTATTTAAACTATCATTTAAATTATCATTATTTTTTTTATTAATAGATTCTGACATTTGTTGCTCTCTAGAAGGCTCTTCATTATAAATCCAAGATCCTGGTGTAGATGGAGAAGTCACAATGTCCCAACAGATTAATTCATAATCATCTTGAACTACATTTTTACCTCCTTCTTTTTCTAATGAACCTACACCTCTAGATGATACACCTATCTTTAAACCCTTTCTTAAAAAGTTTGCTACCCTATCACCTTCACAAGAAATTATTCCTTGATTAACAAAACCTGGCGACATAATGATTTCTAATTTACCCATAAGTACATTACCTTCCCACCATAGATCAACTACATTATGAGAAATTCTACTTACGGCAACAATAGATGATTCTGGGTGATCTGCCTCACCCAACGCTCTTTTTTCTTGAATTAATTTTAGATAATTTTCCGCTTCTCTTTTTAGTATAGCTTCAGGGTAAACTCTTTCGTTTCTATTTTGAACTCCGTATTTTTGCATTACGGCATAGACTATTAAAGGTTCTTCTATTATAGGTTGACCTTGAGTTAATTTACTTACTTCGTTTACTAAATGTCTATTATCTTTTGGGGATATGTATCCTGCATCGTATTCGATTAAGATACCTTTTTTTTTAATATCGTTTTTTTTTAAAATTTCCATAATAATGATATAGTTTTATAATAAATATATCATTATATTAAAAAGATTATTTTTTAGACTTATGGAAATTAAATATATTATTATTCTCAAAACAATTATTTATTACATCATAAATAATATTTTTTGTGTTTTCAATAATTATAGGTTGATTGATAGGTAAATTCTTTTTTTGAAATAATGTTATTTCACATGACATAAAACTTCTTTTATTAATATCGAAACCTGAAGTCCTCATGTCTAAATCTACGATATACCTATCATTATAAAATAAATTTTTATCGAGATTATTATTTAAATTTTGTTTTATTTTTTTTCGAACACCACTTAAAAAAGTTTCATAGTTTTGTTCTTCGTTATCTTTTTGTATTTCCCCCCACGCAGTAAAGTTTAAATATAAACTTTTAGATTCTTTATTATTTACTGTCCCTATTTTAGTTTTGTAGTTGTCTAATAAATCTATTTTGATTTCTTTTCCTAATTTCATTAATTTTTAAATTCATACTATGTTATTTTAAAGTTTAATAAAGGTTAATAAAAATATTTTAAATTGTCAAATTATGTTAAAAAAAAACCCTCTTAGAAGAGGGTTAATTTTATTCGTTGTCGATTGTTTCTTTTAAATTATATAGTTTAATTATATCGTTTAAAAAATTATCTTTTTGGTATTTTGTATTCAATAATTTATCTTTTACTTTAAGTAATTTATCTTTTAGTTCTAAGTCGACATTTTCATTTAATTTTTTATCAACAGAATCAATACATTCCCTCACAATTTTATTGAAAGTATGTGTTTTATTAGTTTTATCATTTAAAACAGTTTTAATTAATTTTTTATCAGATTCATTAATATCACTATATTTTTCATTAAATTTATTAACCATTAATTTTGTTAACACACTTGGTGGAACATCTACAACATCAATTTTCGAATCTTCTTCTTTAATAGTTGTCATATGATTAATTAATTTATTCATAGACTCATTGATTTTATCAATATTAGAAGGATTCTTTTTTACGTTACTTAAATAAATAATATTTTTATAAAACTCATTATTTTCTTTAACTATTTCTTTACCTTTTAATAATTTTAAAAGATATGAATTACTTTTTTCTATTTCCTCATTATTAATTTTCTTTAATAAATTAATATTTTCTTTAATATATTCTTTAGCCTCTAATTTATCCTCAAATTTTTTGGACTCTAAATTTTTATATATTAAGAATTGATTTTTTAATGTTTTATTTTCTTTTAGATTTTTTAAAAAAGTTGAAAATAATTTTTTACCGTTATTGTCTTTTTTAATTACTGATTCTAAAATAATTTTTTTAAAAGTGTCTTTTATGTTACCAAAATTTTCCATAAGTATTTTTATTAATAAATATTGATTAAAAATAAAAAAATTAATTAATCATATTATCAATTTGATTTGTTATCTCATTAATTTTAGAATTAAGTTTATTTGCACTATCTTCAAAATTATCTAAATTATATATGTTTTCATTTTTCCCTAAACTTTCGGTTAATCTTTTGAGATAAATTCCTTGATATTTTTTTATTTTTTCGTCATAAACTTTTCTTTTTTGTTCTAATAATAAGTTATCTTTTTTACTAATTGATTCTTCTGTTGCACCTGCTGCCGCTGGTTCTGCCGCTGGTTCTACCGATGGTTCTGCACCTGCCCCCATATCACCACCTGCATCTGCACCTCCACCACCTGCACCTGCTTCGGCTTCACCCGCACCTGATACTAATGCATCGAAATCACCATAAAGTCTATCTACCCTATCAAATATACCTGTTTTTTTAATTACTTCGGCAGTTTGTTCCATCTCAGCTGCGGCAGCTTTTTCTAATCTTTGTTGTTCTAAATCATTTCTAATTTCTTCTTCCGACATACCTAATATTTCTTTTTTAGCTCTAGTCATTGACATTGCACCAAAACCATTACCTGCATCTGATACAGAATCTTTATATAATGTTACTTTTAATTGGGTCTGTTCAATTTTCAACATCTCTGATTGTGTTGATGGGTTATTAAGTGTCAATGTGAAATTTTCTAATTCATCTTCTAACCCTAAAATATATAAATGGATTATCGCTATTTTATTTAATTCTTGCAACATTGATTGTTGTATTCTATTAATTGTTCTAGCAAATCTAATATCCTGTAAAGCTAAATTTTTCCCATCCCCATTTACCTCTTCAAAACCTAAAAATGGTTTCGGTACTCTAAGTGCAGTAAATAATTTTTTCTGTAAATATTGTATATCCGCAATTTCAGATAAATTTGTTGCACCAGCGAGAGTATCAATAGGACTGGGTGCGTTAGGATCCCTAACAGGGATAAAGTAATCCTGATCCTGTGCCATTTGATTATATCTGGTATCAATCTGTCCAGTTTTTTGATCGATAACTGGACTTCTTTTAAAATTATTGGCAATTTTATTGACATAAGCAGGAACATCCTGCTCATCAATATTACCAACGTATATTTTGAATATTCTCCTTTCAGGTGCTCTAGTGACTCTATATATTAACATAGCATCTTCTGATAACAATAATTGTTTCCATATCCTTCTAGCCTTTTCTAACATAGAAGTACCATAAGGTAATCTTCTATCATCACCTAACAATCTAAAATGTGCCACTTGCCAAGCATTAAATTCGATATCTCTTTGTCCCCAAACAAATTTTACGGGATTATATTTGTCTGTTTCCGCATTCATAGAATTTTCCCCAAAACCATCATTCTCTTTTCTACTAATTTCTATATTTGGTAATTGTTTAACTCCTGTGATACCATCCTCACTATCAATATTTAAAAATAAAAAATTGTCACCGTATTTACAGGTATTTCTTGTCCACATTGGTAGTGATGTATGTATATCTAATCTATTAAAAAATAAATCTTCTAATATTCTTCTTACTCTTTTACTTTCAGAAAAAATATTTATCATTTTATTATCTGAACTTAGAGTTGTTGATTCTTCCATCATTATATCTAACGCAGCTGATATTTCAGGAAAAAATTCCATACCCTCAAAGTCTGCATAAGATGCCAATCTTGTTGTTTCATAATATATAGAGTGTTGATAAATTTCATTATCAACCTTCTGCCACATGTTAGATAAGTAAGTATCTTGTTGTTTTTTTAATTTCTCAAATTCGTACTCTTCTTTAGATTTAGTACGTAATAATTCTTTATCATTTATAGAATATCTTGATTTATTTTGTTGTCGTTTAATTTCGGGACCAAATAAATCACTTAATTGTTGGAATATTGTTTTTTTTGCCATTATACTATATCTTTATTACTATTATAATAAATATCGTAAAAAAATAAATGTTATTATAACCCAAACAACCAATTATATTCACCATTATCATTAGTATCATTATTATGTTTTGGGTGATACGTTGGGGTATTACTATAAAATGGATTTACATAACTATTATTTACCAATGGTTTTGTTGGGTTATTACTGGATAGATTAACCCAACTTTCTAACATTGCCTTAGTTTGTTTTTCAACTAATTCTAATTTCTTAAATGAAGTTTGTACGACAAAAATACACATTGCGAAAGCCATAATTATATCATCATGATACGATTCCATGTGATCGGGTCTACCATTTTTATAAACAAAAGTTCTTAATTCTGATACCATTCTTTGAGATCGTATTATAGTTTTATTTTCTCTAATATGTTCTTCTAATTCAGAAACCATTTGTAACCTAGTGTTCCCTACATTGAATCCCGGAACTTTATCTCCTTCTTTGTATTTAGTTTTAGCATATTTTTCACTAAGTTTTCTACTTTTTGGATCATCATAATGTAAATATTTGTAATCCATTTCCATTAATTTTAAAACTGTTGCCACACCCATACCTCCAGTAATATCTATTATAGTATAAGCGTTATACATATTACCATATTTATAAACTATTTCTGCCAACATATCTGGTGGTAATTTAAATTGGAATTCTGCAACCTGTTCTAAATTTTCAAAATCCAAAATTACTATTGTGGAACTATCTTTACCATCTCCCCTACTAACATCGACACCCATAATATATTTGTGACCCACTTCAGGTTTTTTCCATATCCACATAGATTTCTCAACCTCAGAAGCAAATTCAGGATCTTTAACATAATTTTCTTCGTGATATGTTATAAATTCGTCATCCACTACATTACCTCCCGAACCAATAAATGAAACATCAAGTTCTTGTGCTATTTTTTTTGCATCACCCATATCGGCAGCCATTTCTTCATACCAAGGAGATAAAGGTTTCCACCCATCTTTAATCATCACTTCATAATATTCTATGGTGGCTTCATCAGTTTCATATATTTTATCCATATATTCCCACCTTAATTTAGTCCTATCTAAAGTACTACATTTTATGATTTCATCATCACCCTTCTTCCAGTATAAATTTCTATTATATCTAACGTCTTGATACCATTTCATTTCGACAATATTAAAGTTATTATCTTTTTTCTTAGCACCATCATATGTTTTATAATAAAGTGGATCCATTCCGTTAGGTGTGGAAATTAAAGATATTTTACCACCTGTACCTAATGAAGCTAAAGCGGCACCAAAAACTTCTGAACCATTATCGATAAACGCTGCCTCATCCATAACTAAAAAAGTAGGGGTAAAACCCCTTAATGCGTCCTTAGATGTCGCAAGTGCCCTAATTTCACACCCATTCGATTTTAACTTTATATGCCCTTTTGAATTAATTTCTAAATAATCCTCACCCTCATCCAATCCCCAAACCCAATAAGGTATTTGATCTAAAAAATCTTTAACTTTTTTAAGGAATTCTTGTGCTAATGTTTGTTTATTGGCTAATATTAATACTTTATGTGGGTTATCTGGATCACCAAATGCAGTTTTAACTGCGATATATGCGGCAGTAGTAGTGGATACACCTGCCTGTCGAGGTTTAGTTACCAAATTACGATTATACTTTTCATAAGATTTAATTATTTCTTTTTGTTTATAAAATAATTTAAATGGTACATTGCCACTTTGAGTTAAATCAAATGTTTTTAAAAAAGTTTCTATTGCGTAAATTGGGTCACCTAAACTACGAGCATATACTTTTAATTGTTCCGCTCTTTCCATAACATTTTATTTATAAATATGGTTATAGATTAAAAAGCAATCAGATTACCATTTTCCCATTCATCATAGTTTGGACCAAATGTGTATGTAACATTGTTACCTGTCCCTATTTTTTGTATGATACCCGACTTATTTAAGGAACTCCAAAATGTAGCGTGTTGACCACCACCTAACGGTGAACCTATGTATCTTAAAAACCCTGTTTTTGTTTTTATTTTTTCTGATGGATCTTTTAAATAATTAATCACATCTCTAACCATAGAATCTTCTCTCCTGTTAAAAGTAAATCCTTTATCTTTTGAAATTAATAATAATCCATTATTTTCCGCATATCTTTTAACTTTTTCAAAGACTCTCTTTTTTCCAACACGTAATTTATCTGTAATAATAGATAATTTTCTTATGGCATCTTTAACTGGGTATTTATTAAACATCATAGGTATCACTCTATCTAATGAGGATTCTAATAAATCATCTAAAAAATTATTACGATAGGAATATGGTAATTTTAATTTAAAATCGAGTAGTTTATAAAAATTATTTATAACATCTTCCTTATTTCTAACTAAAGATATTAAGTAATTTTCAATGATATAATCAAACATTGGATAAAAAATTTCGTATTCCCTTAAATAAGTGTCATAGAAATAACCTGATTTAAATTTTTCTAAAAAAATATTATAAAGTTCTGTATCATTTTGTATGACATTTAAAACACTATTAGGATTTTTGTCATCATTAAAATAAAAAATTCTATAAAAAACGTCTAAAAAGGTAGAGGGGTTAGTCCAATTACCTGAAACTTTTTTAAATTGTTCTATATCATCTTCATATTCTTCGGATAATAATCTTTTATATTGACTTTCGGATATAATTATTTTCATATATCAAAGATTACTTATAATGTTTTCATTCATATTTTCTGCAACTAATGTACTGTCAGGATAGAAATAACCCATATCTGGTGTTATAATTTCATCATCTTCACAATTTAATGTTTCACACATTACACCAATTACAAAATAATTTTCTTGTGTTCCAGGCATTTCACCTTTACATGTTAAATATCTCACTAAAAAGTCATAAAAAATGGTAGTTACATCTACTCGTAATTTATTTCCATCTCCCCATTTAGGTTTATCACCAATTAAAGAAGTTATTTTATCACCCAAAATATCAAAGATTTCAGATTCACCTGCACTTTCATATGCCCATCTATATGAGTTTTCTAATTCATTTCTTAAATCAAAAAATAAATCATCTTTATCTATTAATTCCAGTAAAGTATCGACATCATTAACCATTTCTTCAGTTAAAACTGTAATCTCCTCACCCTCAAATGATATATTGTACTGATTATTCTCTAAATCTTCACCTATTAAACCTTTTTCTTTTATATATTCTTGTATATGTTTTATAGATTTTTCATCTAAATTGTCTTTTATATCACCGTCAAAATCAACATCAAACCAACCATATAATTCTGCCCAATCGGGACTTAAAACTCTTTCTGCTAAACCATTATCATCAAATAAACAAGTAAAATCTGTCCATTCATCTAATACGGCAATAAATCTTTCACCTACAACTTCTATATCCCTAAATTCAATAGGAAATGATTTTGGATCTTTAAGATATTTATCTAACCATCCACTATTTTTTAAAATCGACATTAAATTATCTGTATCCACCCAATAAGTTATGTCTTCAAACCCTATATCATAGGTTGGGTCCGAACCTTTACTCATATAATATTCAAATATTATAGTATACGCTTCGGTAGTTGTTAGATTTAAATTTTCTTCCAAATCATCTCTGATTGAATCTATATCTGATTCATAATGTGAAAAAATACTCTCTACATACCTTAAAATTCTTTTAGGTTGGTTAGTATCTTCCCTTAATATTCTTCTTATAGTATTTCT